ATGCAGATGCCTGGATTAAGTTACGCCCATATACATGATTTCTGTATCAACTCAGTCCAAAGCGTCGCCGATAAATTTGGTTGGGGGCTAGGATATGGGAGGTTACGTCCAGATGATCTCCGCTTGCTTCAGACTGGTGCGTATGGAGATTTGCCATGGGTATGGGCCTTTGAGCAATACGGCAATCCGCTAAACGAGGACGTGCTCGACCTCTCAATGAGAATCAAAGGGATTGATGATGCATTCCCTGGTGGAGCAGCTTTATGTCGGATTGATCAGCGTCGACATCGGTTGGAAATTTGTATGGTGGAAAACTTTCTTAAAGGCAAAGATAGTCCGTTGACAAAGCGAGTTTGGCTATCCACACTGATTTTTGCTCACTCGATGGCAATGGCGACCAAGCATGACGAAGTGTACATTATGAATCCGAAGACTCGTTATCTACCGCTATACAGAAAATTCGGATTCTATGAGGATGCGTTTTGCATGCCACATTTATGTGCGGATCTCGTTGAAATTGAACAAGCCATTACCGATGAGATGACACGGAACATAGCTCGCTGAAAAAGTGCTTTCTCAATTTCTCGCATTTCCGCATTTTTCGTTGATTAGCAATTTGATAAAAATTTCCGCAAACCTTATACTGCAACCAACATGTTGACGTATCCGTCAACTGATTACGTAGTCATAAGGAATCGTCCCATGAGAAATCAAGAAGCTAAGTTCGATGTCGTCGATACGCTGGCCTTGATTGCACAGGCAACACAGTTCTGGCAGAGCTTGGATCCTCAAAAGCTTGAGGATATGTGTGACGCCGAAATGGATAACTCTGGTGCTCCTATAGAGCATAAAGCTGCCTGATGATATCGTTTCTTTGATTGAGCCCGCGACAGCGGGCTTTTTTGTGTATGTACTAATCTGGCTTATCTAGCGGAGGTACATCAAGAGACGGTGTTACTTTCACTTTTCGGTCGTATGTTGTTACCTGAAGTTCTGTCTTATGTCCGCTGAATAGCTGTTTGTCTCTACTACTACCCTCAAAGTCTGAAATCGCCTTTGCCTTGATATCATGAAAGGTACCGGGGATTGTTCGCCCCAGTTTGACTTCAGCTCCCCGCTTCGCATCATTCCACCATGTATTAAACGTTTTCCTGTTAAGCCTGCCACCTGATGGACTTGGGATCACGTAACCTGCAGTTGACCGGCCAACTAAATGGAGCTGAGCCATTTCGATTGCGTTGCGTAGGCGAGGTGACCATTCTTTAATCTGCTTTTTCCCTGTTTTGTTCTGTTCAATGAAAATTCCGCGTTCCATCAGGTCTGACACTTTTAAATCAAACACATCACCTTCACGTGCTGCGCACAAATATGAGATCTCCATTGCTACTTGAATCTCTGTGCGCGCATGCTGATAAATAGCTAGATAGTCCTCATCTGGAATGTATACATCTCTGTCTATGAGCGTAAATTTCCGGATGCCTTTACATGGGTTTCCTTTCACATACCCCCGTTCAAATCCCCAGCCATATACCCGAGACATACTGGATACTTCCTGATTAGCCTGGTTCTTGCTGCTTACGCCTCGACGGTCCATATAAATACGAACTTGCTCGATCTTTATATCGTCTGCTTTGACCTTTCCAAAAACCGGTAATAGCCTCCGCTCATGTTGCTGGTAGTCTTTCTGTGTTCGTTGCGCCAACTCGGTGAAGGTCGGGCTTTCCAAGAACATCCCCCATAATTTGGCGAAGGTCATAACGTCATGTCGTTTGGCTTTTTCTTCCTCGTATTTCCGCCAGAGCGCGGACATTGTTGTATCCCGGATTTTCCCAAGGGTGATGCTTATTTTTGTTCCCTTGGGCTTCCACACATAACTATATTTATTTTTGGTAACCCTGGGTGGCAGCTGTGCGTCCGCCGGATTTTTTCGTGGTCGTCCCATAAATGGCGTCGAAATTTGGTTCCGTTGCAACATACTCATCAACCTTTGGTAATTCAGTAATGCTCGGTTCCAGATATCTACGCAAAACTATTGGCCTGTTTCTCCCATCCGTAGTGAATGGGATGCCATGGCAGCGAAGTTGCCGCTGCTGTTCCGTGTAGCGTCTGTAACCAGTGATTTCTTCTATTTCCGCCGGTGACAGTGTTAGTGTTTGCATGGCTATCACCTCAGATAGCCAGCCAGTTAAAATTAACCGGCTGGTGGGGTTATCTCTGAAAACGAAAAATCAGTTTTTAATCAGGCGCTGCCAGATAGCAGAAACGTACCGTGCCTGGTGCTGTGCATCCGCCAGCGCGTTATGCCGGTCACCTTCAAACGGGATGGCGGTTTTAGGATCGATACCAATGGCTCTGCCGAGTTCAACCATCGTTCTGACGTCGCGGTCGTTCCAGTAGTCCCACGGACAATCGAGGCAGGCGAGATCAAATGACGAACGCAAAATGGTGTTATCGAATGTGGCGCCATTCCCCCACACCTGCGCTTTTTTGTGACCGCCAGTGACGTTCTCTTCAACAAAGTCAGTAAACATGAGCAGGGCATCATCCAGCTTTATGGCGTCATCATTGACTATGGCCGAACGTGCTTCAGAGGATTGTTTTAACCACCATATGACTGTTGATGAGTCAATCTCAGCACCCCACGAAACAGCAGATTCAAGGCTGACCACTTTGTAAAAAGTTTCGCCGAGGATCCCTGTTGCCGGGTCAAATAATACAGCACCGATGGAGACGATAGGGGCATTAGGTTTTTTCCCCATAGTTTCCAGGTCCACCATTACATGAACATAATCAGTGGCTGATTCTTCATCATGTTTATGATGACCGGTTTCAATATTCACGGCAGTTGACGTATTACCAGGCTCAGTGTTGCCTGTAGTGTCCTCAATTGCCGTTTCGCCTTCTGATACCTCAGCAGAACCCGCGGCTTCATCACTGAAAGTTTTTTCCATCGGCACATGACTGGTGGTCTCCGCAGTTGCGATTGGTTTGGTGAGATCTTCCTTAACCCATTTAGCATCGTTAGGATCGCTGATGCCTTCCACGCATTCACCGCGCCCCGCGGCCAGTTGTTTACCAACCTCATCAGACACATTTACTTGTGTGGCTGGTGCAGCTGGCATAGGTGAAGAAGATCGACCACACGCAATATCAACGATTATCTCGTCAGGATGTGCGTGATCTGTTTCTGTCATCACCTTGTTCAAGTATTCGCGATGCGCAACTTTGTCCAGGTAAAGCTCATCTGGTGTGGTCTTTACTGTTGCGATGTTGCAGGCACGGGAATAATCGTGCCCACCAGGCATCGACATGAATAGCTCCCTGGTCGCAATAAACTCTTTGTTGTCATATTTGTTCATCATGCTGTTCGCCTGAATATCGACCTCAAGCGGAACGTTATAGATATCGAACTCTTTTTCTCGTGCGATGAGCCCCAGAGCTATTTCGTACTCCATACCCAAAATGGTTAATGGAGTCAGGCGATCAGTAGCATTTCCTCCGCCGGCATTGGCACCTGAAGGGGTTAGATTGACTGACATAATGCAGTTGCCATTAGCCCATTCTTTAACAAGAATGCCGCGGTCAAGGTGGCTGGTCGCAAACCATAATTTAGCGAATTGGATCTGCTTGCCCAGTTCGTGGCGCTTACCAGCCGGGAACACTTTTTTCATTGCGCTGGTAAATTTCCAGATCCCAGGCATGTCGTATGACTTGATATCTGGCACATTCTCTGCTGCCAGAATCAGATTCTGGACAGCACTGTTATCGACATCCATTTCTAACGCGGAAAGGGTATGACGGCGTGGGGCGTCAATGTGATAAACGTGGCTATCTTCTGACGTATATTGCGCCAGCAGCTGAGTGCGGAAAGGCATTGTTGCGAGGGGGTGTAATGCTGCATCGTCTGCATCGTCTTCCGGCGTCGGTTCTTCTGCAATCTCTTCAGGTTCAGGTTCAGGTGCGGCAATTTTTCCCCAGGTGATCCCGTCTTCACCGCCAAGTTCGTAGCGGTCGCACCAGGTATCATCCAGCACTCCTTCTTCAGGAAGATCATCAACGATAAACCAATGGGTGCGGGTCGGCAGCTGGTGGTCGGCGCCGCGGCCAACAGCAATGCCAGCATCTTCCAGGATATTCAGGATTTCACGTTCGGCACGTGAGTCGGATTTTGCAGGGAACCAGCAAAAGAGGCTTTTGGCATCTGCTGATTTTGCTTTTGCTTTTGCTTTGACAAGATACGCATAGTTGTTCATTGCGTTCGGGCTCCTTTGGATTGTAAGATACCCGGCAGCTGATGGCAGCCGCCCTGGTGGTGGTCATTGGTCAAAACTCGATTCCGGAAAGCTTTGGTCGGCTGACCGGGTACTTAACCCGCCTTGCGCGGGTTTTGTGCTTTATGGGCCATGGTCATTGATTAAAACTCGATTTAAAAATTTACTGCCGGCTGTTGGTCTTCAGCCGCGGTGAACGCTTGCTTATAGGGCAAACACTGGCCATTAACGTGCTGCTCTGTGGCAGCTTCTGAACAAATACTTTCCGTTTCATACACGTCGATCAGAACATCAGAGCATTCACCGGTCAGCGAGCAGACACCGATAACTAAGGCAAACAACGTGCTCATGCGTTTGCCTCAGGATCCCCTTTCTGAGCGAGGAAGTAGCAGAGCTGGCGAATCCTTGCGGTGAACCAGCTAAGGCGTATAGCCTGTCGGCCTGTTGCTACACGAGCGAAATCAACCATGTGACAAACTCCGTAAGTTTTTTTGAAACTGAAGCCCAAAAGATGAGCCCGATAACTACCGAAATGACCATAGAGCAAATGCAGTTCTTACTCATTTCAGCCCCAGCCTTAACGCGGCTAACGGTACTTGCTGACTAACCACTGGTCAGGCTTTGCAATGCAGTGCCGGGTGCCTCCCGGTGACGGCAGTCAGTTAACAACTACCGCCGGCAGCTTCTTTTCCACCCCACCAGGGAAACGGTGGTCTTGCTTTAACTGAGCCGCGTGCGCATAGCCGCATTCACCGCATTGCAATGCCCGTTTTGTGTAGGTCAGCTTTAAAAGCCAAAATGCGAAACTAGTTGGGCTGTGATTCCGGAGTCGATTTAGCTGTTGTGCTACGCGATAGTGCTGCTACGAACTCAGCGAAACTTAAAGCCTCTTCACCTACAGCAAGACTTTCGAAATATTCTTCGTATGCCTTATCCATAAATCCCCTCGATGCCTTGTAGCCGGCCAGCTGAACGTTGAAACCTGCTGCGCAATGATTGATGTCATCTCATCCGGTGTTTCTATACCGCCGGCAGCTACTTCGTGGGCGTCCTGCCTCGATGACGTGTTGCAACAAAATGATATTCACATAATGTGAGTTTTGTGTCAATACGAAGTGTGAAGTTAAAGGGCGTAGGAAGAGCCACGCTTTAAAACATGGAGTCGGTGGGGTTGTACGATATGGTCTTAGAGGGCGCTATTAGTCTGCGGGCTTGAATCTTCCACGCAGATAATTTTCAACGTATTCATCAATTTCCTTTAAGCGCGTCTCGAACAAATCGATCATTCGCTCTTGCTCGGACTCAGGTAATTGCTCAAAAAGGCTGAGAAGTTGTCTTTGTTTCTGAGGAAGTTGCTCCCCACCGTTTTCTTCATCCCCGAACATTATGTAACTCGGTGATGCATTTAGGTGCCTTGCTAGCAGGATCGCATCATCAGCACCAATGTTCCTTGTGCCTATTTCATAGTTAGCGACTCGAGAGGAGGTAGACCAGCCACACAGCTTCGCCAGCTGAGCCTGACTCATCCCCTTATTCAACCGTAAGTTACGGACTCTTTCGCCGATCTTTTCTGCAAGTGTTTTCATACAGTGATTTTATCACGCAAGGTGATTTCCTGTTATTCACGAGTTGTATTGACATTGACTTCACGATATGTGAATAATGCTTTCGCACATTAGGAGACGTTTATGAACTTAATTTCGATGTATCGAAAGCAAGGGGGCTTGTCTCAGCAGGCGCTCGCTCAGCAAATCGGTTGGGGTCAATCAAGGCTTGCAAACTATGAGGTCAATACGAGAACCCCAAGTTTGGCTGATTCACGAGCGATCATATCGGCATTAAATGCCTTGGGCATCGCTTGCTGCCTGGATGATGTATTTCCACCTCAAGATGAAAAGGGATAACCATGCAAACCATCACATTTGAAAATATTACCTCCAATAATGGCTTTTCACTGAAAACGGAAAATCAGTATTCACCTCGACGCCGGGACAGCATGAAGAGTCGATCCATCTTTGAGGCTGTTCAGGAATGGGAGTCAACCTTACCCGGGCGCGCACAGGAAACTATTGCGCAGCTGGTGGACGAGCAGTGGGTAAAACAGAACGGGAGAGGGATCAGTGTCAACAAGCAGAATCTCTACCGCTACCTGAAAAACGAGAGCAGTTCAGAGAAGTACACCAGCTATGTCATCCAGCTTTCGGCTGCGATCGCCGAAGCCATGCCGATAGAGATCGCGCGCAAACATGGCTTAAAACGAGGCTTAACTGAATCCGAGCTGGTGGCTAATGCAATCAAAGAGTGCAGCGAGGCGCACCAGGCAAAATTGCTGGGCGCGCCTTTGCAGAAATTAGAACGAGAAATACGGGAGGCAGCAATTGCGCTATTTAACATGCTCCCTGCAGATGCGGCGGGACCACTACTGGCGAGCATTAGCGCCGTAGCGCCGCAGTTTTTTTAATCGAGTTTTTACCAATGACTATAAGCCCGATTATCTCGGGTATCAGGAGTAAACATGGCAGCGCTGCCCTACATGCAACTTTACATTGCTGATTACCTGGCGGACACCATGCATCTGTCAACTGAGGAACACGGCGCCTACCTGCTGCTGATGTTCAATTACTGGCAAACGGGGAGGGCGATCCCTAAAAGTCGGTTATCGAAAATAGCGCGGCTAAGCAACGACCGTTGGTCTTCCGTTGAATCCTCGTTAAAGGAGTTTTTTAACGACAATGGTACCGAATGGGTTCACGAGCGCATTGAAAGAGATCTTGAGATGGTGCGTTCCTCTCAACGTCAGAAATCTGATGCCGGTAAAGCCTCAGCAAAAGCAAGAAAAGCCAAAAAATCAACGCCAGAGCAACGGGAAGGTAACGACCGTCCAACGGTCGTTGATAATCCGTTGGAACAAGATGGCAACGGCAATCCAACTAATAAAGATCCAGATATAGATACAGATCTAAAAGAAAACCCCTCTCTACGCGGGAGCGAAATTCCAGATGTTCAGGAGCCGCAATTTCTCGCAGGCATGGATATCCCCATCGGTAAATTCACGATGCATGAAAACTGGCGACCATCGCAGGACTGGCCACGTCTGGCAGCCACGTGGGGAATATCGCTTCCTGAACCGGCTTACCTGCCGACTGAACTGGCTGAGTTTACCGCCTACTGGGAATCAGAACGGAAGGTATTCACACAGGTCCAGTGGGAACAGAAGTTTGCCCGTAGCGTCGTGAACGCCAGAGCTAAACCCAGGCCACAACCAGTAACCGGAGGTAACGGCAATGCAGGACTTCAACCAGTTAACACCGCATCCCGGGCAGTCCAGGAAATTCAGGCAGCCAGAGAGCGCTGGGTTCAGGAAAACGGACTTACTGGCGGCGGACACGGCATGGAGGCTCTGGACGGTCATGGGGGAAATATTTTCGAACCGCTGGACCCAGAAGAACGGGGCGGCGCCGTCGGATATGTGGATTGCCCAGATTGGGTCGATGACTGATGCGCAGATCACGCTGGTTTGTCGTCAGTGCATGGAGCGGTGCGCTATGGGGAACACATGGCCACCGGATCTGGCTGAGTTTGTAGCGTTGGTTTCCGAGAGCGGGGCAAATCCGTTCAATCTGACCTCCGAAACGGTCATGACCGAGTACAAACGCTGGCGTAACGAATCGTACCGCTACGCTGGCAGTGACAAATATCCGTGGAAACAAGACGTGCTATATCACATTTGCGTTGAGATGCGGCGAGCTGGCGTAGAGCGCCAGATGACAGAGAAAGAGCTACAAAAACTGGCAGAGAAACTACTGACGAAGTGGACAAAGCATGTTGCCAACGGATTCACCATTCCACCGATCCGCCGGCAGCTTGAAGCACCACGGCATCCACCCGGGCCGACACCTGCACAGATTTTGATGGAAGAGTACAAACGCCGCAAAGCGGCAGGTTTAACCAAGTAAGCGAGTTTTGACCATGACCAAAAAATCTAAAGAACGAGTTACCCAGGCACAGATGGTAATCGCCATCGTGCACAGAACGCCTGAATGCGTCCTGCAGGATGTTTGCGATGTACTTGATCTACCCTCGAGTTCCGCGGGTAATCTGCTACGCCGCCTCCATGCAGCTGGCAAATTACGGCGCATACACAACGGCACTCAGTATGTTTATCGGGTGCCTGTAGGCACTGAGATCCCAAACGTTAAATTGCCTGAGCCGGCCATCAAAACTACGCCGGAGAAAGCTCAGCAGGTGAACGATGCCATCATTCTGGCCCGCCAACTTGAAGAAAAAGGGCTATACCGCCGCGCGGCGACGACTTACACAGCCATTCTAGGAATGGTCAGCAATGCTAGCGAGTTGTGGAATATCGCACGCCTGCGCAACCGCTGTCTCCGCAACGCGGCGAGGTGCTGATCATGGCTAATAAATCACGCGAGCAACAACAGGCTAGTGTCCGGAAAATTATTGAGTTGACCCGGGAGAAGGGCCGGCTGACGGTCAAAGAGGCCTGCGGCGAGTTGTGTATGTGTCGGGATGCGGTAGGCAGGCATTTTCGTGCAGCTGCCAAAACCGGAAAAGTGATCCGGCATGGTCACCTTGGCCTGTTCCGCGACCAGCGGGCGGCCATCGATTTTGACCTGTGCAGATTTGACTATCGGAAGAATGCAGGAGCAGCCAAATGAGCATCGTTAAAACCCATACCGGTACCGTGATAACGAAAGATGGCCCAGAGCAAAAGCTTCTGCATGAAACCCCATCAATGTGGGTCATTGGGAAAACCGAGTGCTACCGCAAAGACACCGGCAGACGCAGATCCAGTGACCGGTAACTATTCAAATCGCCCGTTTGGTAAGCTGGCTGACAGTATATGGGGAGTGGCTACTGCTAAAGAAATTGAGAAAATTCAAGAGGTCAATCTATAGCTGCGACTTTTTTGATTGTAAAGCCTTCTATGAGACATCCTGCCGGCCAGCAGAAAGCTGGAGGCCGTTAATCCATATTCTCTGCGCTGGGTTGACAGGGGACTTAATGTTCTAAGGGGGGCTTGATGAATGGCGATCATAAACTTGTTGGTCGATGCATGGGCACACAGTACTAACCGGATGCAATTTGTGAGTAAATTGTTTAGAAAAATCATGTGCGGGTTGCTCTCTTAGACCGCAGCAATACTAGCGTAAAATTTTTGTTTGGAATAGACTTAGGTCATCAAGCAGCGCACATTTGATGTGGGGACTCACTGTCAAGGAGATGTAATGAATAAAATATTCAATAATTATCAAGTTAATTATTTTACAAACAACAATGATGTTTCAGCAACGCCTCCTGTGTTAGGTATGCTATTAGACAAATTGTCCTCGCTGTCATTATTACCTATGTTTGCGCAGGAAGTTAATGCGTTTACCGGAGAGAAGCGACAAATAGTAATTATGACTGATGCTGAGCAGTCCTTTAAAATAGAATTTCCGGCTCATAGTGTGATTTTCTCAAGTCCTAATGCGGATAGTGAAGATTTTTTTAGAAAAGTTGAGTCCGCTATAAAAGCATTGAAAAGTATCTTTCCTGATAAAAAGTCAAATAGATTGGCAGTTTTACAATCTTCCTTTTATACAGGAGGGGAAGAGAAATATTTAGATTTATATAGAAAAATATTTACGCATCATAAAGCTAATCCAATTGAATGGGAAAATAGAATTGTCGAAAGGGGACCCTTTGATTCTTCTGGCGAGATTGCGAACATGGTCAGTTCTGTTAGAAGATGTATGATACAGTCCCCTATGATAGCTAATGGGAATTTTATAGACGTTATTAACTTTGAAGTGGATACCAACACAATTCCTGAAAATACAACAAATAGATTCGATTTTACTTCATCGATATCCGTTTTGAGATGCTTATTGAATAAAAACAATGAATTAATGAATGAGTTCTCACGTTATACTGATATGTAAAGGTTGCGTATGTATATTATTAATAAACATATGATTGGTAATGGGAATGAATCAACCTCAAATTTAGATCTATCTAAAAATGAGGTCTCATTGAGTGAAAGTTATTTTAAAATTTATAGCGATGTAAGCGTTTTTTCTAAAAAAAATAACGAGCAATTAAAATTCGTAGATAACCATATCAGTTCTAATAACCAGATTAGAGTTGGAAAGCGTTCTACTAGGTTTGACTCAGGTGCTTTTGAACGTGAAGTTAAGTTAAATATAAACATGCTGTTAGATCTCCTTAGGTCCGAGGATTATATCGAAGGGGAAATAACTAAATGTCAGCTATTTCTTGAGTCTTTATACACTAAGGAGTCACATGTCTTTTCTGAAGTATTTCAACAGGCTTGGTTAAGATTATATAATGATAGTTATGAGTTGCGTAAATATCTTTGTATTGCTTCATCATTAGACTATGAAATCCTCAAGGATAAGGCAGATGTTTTAATTTTGGGTGGAGCCTCCCATAAAGACTATCTTGTAAATGAAGCATCCTTAAGAGCCGCTGAAGCATGGTCTGACCCAAGATTTTTGACTTACCTTAAAGGAATCAGAGAGTTTGAGTTTGATTGGTTGAATGATTATAAGAAAAGCGTTATAGATTATCTGGAGCATTTATAATGAGCTATCTTTTAAGAAAAATATCAATCTCGAAATGGCAGCCAAATCTTTCTCTTCAGCCTGAGAGCTATACAGCAGATGCAATAACTGGATGTACCAGGACTAATAAAAACACACTTTCTGTATGGAGTTCAGAAACTTTGGATTTTAACTCGGAAGATGTTGAGAAATTAATTGTTGCCTTGGCCACTACGATGCAAACTCCCGATGCTATTGATCTTATTTGGCTTGAATCTGGGTGGCTTCAAAACGAAGGTGTGACAATTGTTGAAACAATAGGTAATAGCAAATTTAGTGATGTAAATCATATGCATAGGGATTTATCGTATATAAATAATACGTCCTTATCTAAGGTTGGACAACATATCGTTGAGCAATATAATAAAGATAGGGGACTCTATTATAAACGCATTTCTCGGCCACATCTAATTGCTTTAATGTCAAAGTGGGTGAAAGATAGACAAGTGGTAAATTTAGATGATCTAAATGAGAAATGGCAAAAGGTTTTGGTTGCTTGATGAATTTTAATTAGATGCAGATACTACAAGTATCTGCATTATAACATATCGATGAAATGATTGATTTTTGTATGACATGTTTCCTAGCCAAAGTTAATCTTAGTTTTTTCTGTAGGTGGATTAGTTCCTGTCTTGCAAGTAAAATACTTCATTTTCCAATGCCCTCAAATTTAATACATTCCCCATCTTTAACCCATTTTTTGCGGTCCTGCTAACTTATCTTCCATCATGTTAACAAAACGGGTGTGATTTACATTCATGCAGCGCTTTGCTGTAACCATGTCCTACAGCGGTTTACTGAGTTAGCGGTGTGGCTAGCAACCGGAAATGTGTCAGCAGAAAGAAATCGTCGTTTAATAAAACTCTATTAATTCAACCCGCTACGGCGGGTTTTGTGTCTGCACTCCTGACAAAAAAGTAACAGTTTGTGCCTTTAAGATGTTGCTCATTGAACGAGTTGGGTGTACTGTTTATTTATACAGTATATCGAATGGGGTAATACTATGAAAATCGAAGTAACCATCGACAAAAATAAAAAATTGCCTGATGGCGCGGAGCATGCGCTTGAGGCCGAGTTACTGCGGCGTTTAAATCAAAAATATGATGGCTGCAAGTTAACTATTCGCCGGGCTGGGGCTGACGGGCTCAGCGTGTTCGGTGGCATAGACGGCGATAAAGAAACTATCGAAGTGATTCTACAGGAGACATGGGAAAGCGCAGGCGACTGGTTTTATTGAATTACTGCATGGATGTTACCGAGTTTGTTGAGGGGATTTTGTAGTGGGAAAAAAACAAGAAATGCCGAACACCGGCTATGTAGTTATCAGATGCGATGATGGGGTAATAGTAGCCCGTCTCAAATCCTTTCCCGTATGTGATCGTGCTTTGATGTATCGCCGCGGTGATACTGTTTCGTTTATGCCACTACAGCAAGATGAGATCGTGGGGACTCTCTCGTTATTTGCGCAGATGATAGAAAAGGCGAGGTCTGGGGCTGGTTACCAGGTTCCGTCAGGTTCTGTTAAACTCCAGTCATAGGCCTGAACAACCTATACCTGCTGCGCCACGGAGAGAAACCATGGCGCTAAATATTGCAAAACCAGAAACAAAAAAGACTGGCTGTCATAACGACAACGCTGGTCTTTCTTCATTCCAGAAACTGACCCCACGCCAGCAGGAGGTGTTTGATCTCCTCGTTGCGTTCATCACAAAGCACGGTTATCCGCCGACGGCCAAAGAGCTGTCAGATCTTATTGGTGCTGCGTCTCCTAATGCTGCCGCCGAACACCTTCGGGCATTACGCAGAAAAGGATTCATCACAATTGCTCCAAACATGTCCCGGGGTATTTCTATCGTCGGGCAAAAAGAGCCATCACTCGCCGTGCAGCTGCTTCAGGAAATGGTTCATAACGAACCGGGATCACGTGAGCGCGCCATTGAGTTCATCCGGCTGTATGAGGCCCAGCTATGAAGAAAAGCTGGTTTCAGCATACAGGTCTGACGGAGTCGCAGGCAGTCGAGCTGGTGGCGCGCTATCGGAAAGCGAACTACCGGGCAGAGAAATGCCTTTCCCGTGATTTTGTATCGTGGGAAGTTAGCGTGTTTTTGCCTGAATCAGAACAGGAGCCCCGCGCCGACAGAACCTTCTTACAGAAAATGTGGAGAGACTGATGCGGGCGCTGCTTAACGTGGATATTGCCCGGCATTTGGGCGTGGTATTACTGAAGCCCGGAAGCGAGTTAATGGGGCTTTTTGGAAAAGGGCGCGTACTGGTGGAGATGCCGCCGGCTGATTTGGATTCTATACCGAGCGGCAGACTGCCGGATGCACGGCAACCGCTCCGGGATGACACCGGGGTCAGACCTTTTTTTGTTAATGAGCGCGTCATCAAAGCAGCTGGTGGGATAAACGCGATGGAGCTCTGGCTAGAACGCGAGGTCCAGCACTGTCAGTGGCCACATTCTAACTATCACCACCAGGAACTGGTTAATTTCAGGCATGACCCCGGCGCGATACGGGCATGCTGGCACTGCGATAATGAACTACGCAATCAGACCGTACAAACACTCGATAGTCTGATGTCGCAGAACCTGGCTGACTGGATTATTGGTACAGCGCTGAGTTATCTGGGCTACAACAAAGAGCGGATGCTATCTCTCGCAGAGCTGTGCTGGTGGGCGGTGTCCGTCGGCGTTAGTAGCGAAATTACAGAGGAGATGGCCCGTCGTTCTCTGAAGCTGAAGTCGGAAGAGTTTCAATCGGTTTACCGGGAAAGTGAGTTGACTCCATCGGTGCCGGCCACCAGCATTCTGGTGGAACGGTTGACCCCATTACCGAAACGTTCCCCAGCACCGGCCCGGGAACCATCTTCCCCAGTTATTGGTGTCCTGGTGGATCCTGAAGCACCCGCAACGTTTTTCGCTCGCCCAAAACGTATTCGCTGGGAGTCTCCGCATTTTATCGCGTGGGTAAAAACACAACCCTGCATGTGCTGCGGCCAGCCAGCCGATGATGCCCACCATCTGATTGGCTGGGGGCAGGGCGGAGTAGGTACGAAAGCTCACGATATTTTCACGCTACCTTTGTGCCGAAAACACCACCGGCAACTACATCACGATCCTCTTTCATTCGAACGCGAATACGGCACTCAGCCGGCGCTGATTATCAAATTGCTGGACCGGGCTTATGCGCTCGGCGTTCTGGCGTAAGGAGAAGACAGAATGACACCACGTCAACGCCGCATTCACCACACAGGGTTAGAAACACTCGCCGGTGCGCCCCGGAAAAGCTGGCTGGGACGATTTACGCCACTGGCTCATATCCAATCTGCATGGATTAAATCACTGCTAACAGTCTGGGGGGAATGTGTCGGTGGGAAAACACGTGCACAGTATCGTCTGGAGAATTGCGGTCGTTTCTTCTCGGACGTTATAGATTCATGCTGGTCAGATAGTCAGTTAACCCGCATTACCGATGCAATTGAGCAGGCGAGGAGGGAGGGGTTTAGAGGAGAGCAGGCAGCAGCGCGCGCCCGGACAATACTATGGGCCATGCCGCTTAAAGATATGATTGACGAGTCAGAGCGCCGGGATGATGCGGATTTTATTGAAGAGGTCATGCTTGAGACGTTTAAAACTGACGATCCGGTTTATCTCGTAGGAATGCAGTTCTACACCACCAGAAATAAGATCTCCGATATTACCCGGGAATTGCAGCTGGTGGCGCCATGGCTGACGAACGGCGAAGCACGTAAGCGGGTGCGCTGGTGCCTGGAGATATTCAGGGCGAAAGTTTTTCTGTCTGTCAGACGAAAGATGAAGGATGTATAGCTACTCCATTTTTAACAAAAAGTGCTCTTTTATTTGCTTGTAGTTGAAAACGGGCCAGAAAAGTTAATAATCCATTCATGCTTGGCAGAGCTGCGCCACTCGGCAGCGTTAGGAAGCGACAATCTGAACATAACAAAAACCCCGCCATCGCGGGGTTTTTGCTTTCCGGCGATACGACAGAGGTATTCACGAGATGCATTGCATCAGTACCCCTGTCACATCGTCGTATGGCATTGATTCTCTGATGATCAAATGTTAATTTTTAGTTGTGATGAATCCCCCTAAGCGGAGGGACGTAAACAGCACTTCCAAGACTGGAATTAAAAGAGCGTGGGTCATGGATGCTGTCCAAAGGCTCACCGGGAGGCACCCGGCATCACACTCTTACTGAATAATTCCTATAGGCTCACCCTGCTGGTGGGCCTTTTCTTTGGGCGAAAAAAAAGCCCGCATTAGAGAGCGAGCCACCCAATCAGGCGAATGTGGTTATGAATGATCCAGGCGTCTTTGTACTGGATTTTTTGATGATAATTATTCCCACTTAATAAGTAAACCACCCACAAACAGGGCTACGTATCTTCGTGGCCTTTTTCATTTGTGCCGCCAGAACGTCACTCACTCTGTGTGTTGTCGTCAATCCATCTGGCGGCCTTTTTCTATTCACACAGCGCCGTCCGTCATCTACGGAGGTGAGGCTATGACCAAAATGAGCACCATTTACAGCAGACTCTCATATGGCACCGGGACCGCATTAACGGGCTGCGGTATTTCAGCAAAGGCGTATGCCGATGTATCGAAAACTGAGGTATGGATTTTGGCCGACAAAGTGGTTGGTATGAGCCTGAGTGACTGGGCGATTGTTGTCGGTATTGCATGCACTGTCATTACCTGCGGCGTGAACTGGTATTACCGACGCAAGGAGCGGGAGGATCGGCTGAATGGCAATGTCACCAGCGCTAAGGAATAAACTCAGTTCGGCCATGCTGGCGCTTATTGCTGCCGGTGCCTCAGTGCCAGTGTTGATGGATCAGTTCCTTAATGAGAAAGAGGGTAACAGCCTGACGTCATACCTTGATGGCTCTGGTATTTGGACTATTTGCCGCGGCGCCACGCGTATTGATGGTAAACCCGTCACGCAGGGGATGAAGCTGACCCAGGTTAAATGCGACGAAGTGAATGCCGTCGAACGTGATAGAGCTCTGGCGTGGGTTGATCGGAATATCCATGTACCTTTGACACCGCCACAGAAAGTAGGCATTGCCTCATTCTGTCCGTACAACATCGGCCCTGGTAAATGCTTCCCGTCTACGTTCTACCAGCGGATTAACTCAGGCGACCGAAAGGGTGCATGTGAGGCGATTCGCTGGTGGATTAAAGACGGAGGTCGTGATTGCCGCCTGACTAAAGGGCAAAAGAATGGTTGTTATGGTCAGGTCGAACGCCGCGATCAGGAAAGTGCGCTGACGTGCTGGGGGATAGATCAGTGAATGCAACCTACTTGAAGCCAGCTATTGCCTTTGTGATTGCAGCCGGAGCTTTCGTTGCTGGTTCAGTCTGGAGCGATCGGGCATGGGAAAAGCAGTGGGCGGAACGTGATAGAGCCGAATTGGATCATGAAGTGAATGCGCAAATCGCCGCCCGGATAATTGAACAGGGGCGTCTGATCGCCCGGGATAAGGCCGTACTAGATGCTCAAGCTCAAACTACAGCAGCTCGCGTTGCTGCCGCTAATCTCTCTGGCACTGTTAGCCAGTTGCGCCAGCAGGCAAAAACCCTTGCCACCCGCCTGGACGCCGCAAAACACACCGCAAGTCTTGCCGCTACCATCAGAAGCCAAACAACCGGCGCCACCGCCGGAGTGCTCGCCGACATGTTTGGAGACCTTGCAGAAGAAGCTCGACGGTATGCTGCAATCGCTGACGAACGATACACAGCAGGAATGACCTGTGAGCGTATTTATTACTCAGTCCTAAGTTCAAGCCCCACTAAGGGATAAATAAACAATTACCCTCTGTCGGGGATAAGAGAGAGTTCATGCCCCCACGTGCAAAACGCCCTTGCCGCCATAAAGGATGTGTTGCTGTTACGAACAACGCTAGTGGGTTCTGCGATACACACCAGCAGGAACATGCAGGTGAAGGCTGGCGGAACTACCAACCAGGAAAGAGCCGGCAGGACCGCGGCTATGGCCGCAGCTGGGAACTCATTCGTCCTAGAATATTTCAGCGAGACAAATACCTTTGCCAGAATTGCCGGCGCCAGGGTATTGCAATGAAAGCAGCCAGCATCGATCACATCATCCCAAAAGCTCACGGCGGTACAGATGACGACTCCAACCTGGAGGCGTTGTGCTGGCCATGCCACAGAAAGAAAACAGCAACAGAGAGAACGCGATGAGTAACCTGAATCTGAAAATTGAATACGTAGACGGGAAATTAGTGGCTCTGGAACGCAATGGACTTTCTTTCATGGATGTCGGAGTTACAGGGCTTTTTTTCAATCATACCCTCAAAACTACACCTCAGCTGAACATTGAAATGGGAGGGACTCCCGTCGATGAGACATCATCTCAGCCGAACCAGCACTCGCAAACGGATCCAGTGGTTTCAGTAAGCGCAGAGCCACCGAAGGAAGGTGAGCTCCTTCCATCAGTACCACAACCTAAACCTCACGGACGTCGCCGCCGTAACCGCCAACGGAGCCAATAATGTTTAACCGCAATGAGCTAACTCTCTCCATGTTCTACGCATCGAGCACCGACAATGACGGTAACCAAATTGCCGCCATCATGCTGCAGGTTAATAATCCTGAGTCTGTGGGCGTACAAACCAGCCAACTGCTTTGCGCCACTGACAAAGCCGGGAAGAAGACCTATTCCGTAGGCGAGCAGATGACGAAGAACGGCTCTGATCCGTTACTGGTTGCTATCGAAAATTACTGGCGTCAGAACACAGAGGCTGTGGTTAGCGATCTGCTGACTGACGTAGCCGATTTCATTGCTGGCGGTATGAATAATAATTCCACCTGGATTGGTTTCAATGGTCTGAAAGTATTCGAGAACGCGCCGTTGGAAACCCATCTTCCTGAAAGCGTGCTGCAGGCTGATGGTGCGCAGCAAGAATGACGACCTCCACCTCGACTGAGGCTGGCATCAGCCAGGGGTAGGGGGGATAAAATCCCTGACCCCTTTCGCGCTTCAGGACTGCCGCTTGAAGGACATTTTTACACGCCAGAAATAAGGATCTTTTTTCCGGCAGACTTCACCTATTAAAAGAGGAGTTATGGCTGGTGGAATTCGATCGTCTGGAGGGGGGAGGAAACCTGTTTTACCCGCCGGACAAAAAAGCAAGCTGACGCGCATCGCACCCCCGGCTGAGTTAATGGGGGAGGCGGCTGTAAGAATATGGAAAACCCAAAGCAAAATTCTAATCGAAAGAGGTGTCTTTGAACTTGAGGATGCCCCTCTGCTCCTGGCCTACTGCAACGCCTTCCATCTGATGCTCGAAGCTGAAAAGTTACTGGCTGCAGGACTGACAACTGAAAGTGAAACGGGAGGATTAAAAAAACACCCTGCCGTAAACGTCAGAAATGACTCTGTTTCCCAGATTGCCCGTCTGGGCTCACTACTGGGGTTAGATCCGCTCAGCCGTATCCGAATGACCAGCGGCAGAAATGATCCGGACGATGACGGGAATGAATTTGATGAGTTTGACTGATGGCCACATATCCGAACGTCAATGCGGCGAACCAGTATGCGAGGGATATCGTTGGCGGGAAGATTCTGGCATGTCAGTTAACCATTCTTGCCTGCCAGCGACACCTTGACGATCTGGATCGCGCGAAGGATCCGAACTGGCCTTACCGGTTCGATAAAAATAAGGCGGAGCGTTTTCTCCGCTTTTCCCAAAAAATGCCACATACCGCCGGCGAATGGGCCCGCCGAAAATTAAGAATTGATTTTGAACCCTGGCAAAAATTTGCCCTGGGTGTGCCGTTTGGCTGGGTGAACAAAAAAAGCGGCCTGCGGCGTTTCACTGAGATCTATATCGAAGTTCCGAGAAAGAACGGCAAATCAGCTATTGCTGCTGCTGTCGGTAATTATATGTTCTGCGCTGATGGTGAACATGGCGCAGAAGTGTACTGCGGCGCCACGACCGAAAAGCAGGCATGGAAAGTGTTTGCACCGGCCCTGTTAATGGTGAAAAAACTGCCTGCATTGCGGCATAAATTTTCTATAAAGCCCTGGGCGAAAAAAATGACTCGCCCGGATGGTTCCATTTTTGCGCCAGTAATTGGCGATCCTGGTGATGGTGACTCGCCATCATGCGCCATTATCGACGAATACCACGAACATATAACCGACGCCCTGTATACCACGATGACAACAGGGATGGGGGCTCGTGAGCAACCCATTACGCTCATTATCACGACAGCAGGTTATGACATTACCTCGCCGTGTTATGAGAAGCGCGAACAGGTGGTGGAGATCCTACGCAAAACACGCAAGGGCGAAGAGAATGAGGGTATTTTCGGCGTTATCTATGGTCTTGATGATGATGATGACTGGACTCAACCAGAATCACTAATTAAAGCCAATCCCAATTACGGGATATCGGTAAAAGAAAATTTTCTTCGCGCAAAACAGTTACTGGCGATTTCGAACCCCAGTCAGACTAACAAGATTCTTACCAAGCATTTTAATCGCTGGGTAAGTGCAAAAACTGTCTTTTACGATTTACAGAAATGGATGGCTGCCGCTGACAAACGCCTGAAATTGTCTGATTTTGCCGATGAAGAATGTTGGCTGGGGATAGACCTCGCGTCAAAGGTCGATCTTAATGCCGTCATTCCTGTTTTTCGTCGTGATATTGAAGGCATTACCCATTTCTATTGCGTAGGGGCAATGTTCTGGGTGCCTGAAGACACCGTCTATTCTGTCGATCCCAAACTTAAGCATACCTCCGAACGTTATCAGTCCTTTGTGGGTCAGGGCGCTTTAATTCCAACTGATGGGGCAGAAGTTGATTATCGGCTGATTTTCGAGTCAATCCTGCAGTTACGTCAGAACGTGAAAATAGCCCAGTGCCCGATCGATCCTTATGGTGCCACTTCCTTACGCCATCTGCTTGAGGAAGAGGGACTGGAGCCCGTCGAAATTAGACAGAACTTCACACATATGAGCGACCCAATGAGAGAGATTGAAGCTGCACTGGCATCGGGTCGATTCCACCATGACGGAAATCCCATCATGAACTGGTGTATTCAGAACGTTGTAGGCCGCTATTTGCCGGGCAGTGACGATATTGTTCGCCCAACAAAGGAGGGGAAACAAAACAAGATTGATGGTGCGGTTGGTTTAATGATGGGCATAGGGCGCGCCATGCTGAACAGCTCAGTCATCAAATCTGTCTACGATGAGGAAGATATAGCGTGTTAATTGCAATTCTGAGTTTCATTATCGGCCTCGCCGGGGCTGTATTGATGTCTGCCGGCGCCTGGCTGTTTTGTCCGGCAGCGGGACTGATAACCGGTGGCATTATTTGCATGGTCTGGTCGTTTTTAATCGCCAGAACGGCGGTTGTCAGCGCTAAAAATGGGGGAGATGATGTTCATTCCCCAGATGTTTAGAGGACAAAAACGGTCTGTATCAGGGGGCGGCTTCTGGGAAGCGATGCTGGGCGGCGTTAGTTCAAGCCAGAGCAAAGCCGGCATCATGATTACGCCTGAAACCGCGCTGGCACTTTCAGCGGTGCGGGCCTGTGTAACCCTCCTGGCAGAGTCTGTCGCGCAGTTGCCTGTCGAACTTTATCGACGAGATAAAAATGGTGGGCGGCAACGTGCGACAGACCACCCGATTTATGACCTGATTCACTCCCAGCCCAACAAAAAAGACACCTCATTCGAGTATTTTGAGCAGCAGCAGGGGCTGCTGGGGCTGGAGGGAAATTGCTACTCGATCATCGACCGCGATGGAAAAGGCTACCCGAAAGAGCTGATCCCGATTAGCCCGAAAAAGGTGATTGTCCTGAAGGGGCCGGATGGGATGCCGTATTACGAAATCCCGGAAATCGGCGAAACTCTGCCAATGCGCATGATGCACCATGTGAAAGTGTTTTCACTGGATGGCTATATCGGCACCTCTCCCATTCAGACGAACGCCGACGTTCTTGGTCTGAATCTGGCCGTTGAGGAACATGCATCGGCGACATTCCGGCGCGGTACAACGATGAGCGGGGTGATAGAGCGTCCGAAAGAGGCCGCTACCATTAAAAGCCAGGATGCCATTGACCGCCTGCTGGCGAAATGGACCGAACGCCATTCCGGTATCCATAATATGTTCTCTGTGGCGTTGCTGCAGGAGGGCATGAGCTACAAACAACTGTCGCAGGATAACGAGAAAGCGCAGCTGCTACAGTCGCGCCAGTGGGGTGTGGAAGAGGTTTGTCGCCTCTACAAAATCCCGCCGCATATGGTGCAAATGCTGGCAAAAGCGACCAACAACAACATCGAGCACCAGGGCCTGCAGTTCGTGATGTATACGCTGCTGGCATGGTTGAAGCGCCATGAAGGCGCTCTGCAGCGAGATTTGTTGTTGCCCAGCGAACGCCGTGACTTGTATATCGAATTCAACGTTTCCGGCTTACTGCGTGGCGACCAGAAATCGCGTTATGAGTCCTATGCGCTTGGCCGCCAGTGGGGGTGGTTGTCGGTTAACGATATCCGGCGTATGGAGAACCTGCCGCCGATAGCCGGAGGTGAAAAATATCTGACGCCGCTGAATATGGTCGACAGCGCACAAATCATCCCTGGCGATAAAAAGCCGACGGCGCAGCAGATGTCAGAAATCAACACCATCCTGTCCCGATCCTGAATACCACCCGCAGCGCGGGCTTACCTGGTAAAAACCATGACAACGAAACAAATTAACCTTCCGCACCTTGCGGAGTTGGTCTTTGGCGTGCCGCATTACGTATCACGACAAACGATGGACTCTGTAAAGGCGGTATTAATCCCCCGCATCCAGGGAACGGTCGAGAACACTGGCATCCAGTTAGCTCTGGACCCGGAGAAAGCACCAGCATCGGAGCAGGTACAGCCAGCCGGTGGCGTGGCCGTTATTCCTGTCCACGGATTGCTGGTAGCTCGTCGTGGGCAAATTACGCAGGCCTGCACAGAGCTAACCAGCTATGAGCGGATACGCAGCCAGTTGAACGCGGCATTAAACGATCCATCAATCAGCGAAATCGTGTTGGATATTAATTCCGGAGGCGGCGCGGCGGTGGGCTGTAAAGAGCTGGCCGACTATATCTATCAGTCTCGCGAGACGAAGCCCATCACGGCGATAGTGAACTACAGCGCTTATTCAGCCGCGTATTTCATCGCGTCGGCCTGCAGCAAAATCATAGTCAGCCAGACCAGTGGCGTAGGTTCTATCGGCGTGATTATGGAGCACCTGGATACGTCGAAGCTGGAAGAAAAAATGGGGCTGACATTTACCACGATCTTCAGGGGGGATAACAAAAATAACGGTACCCAGCATGAGCCGCTGAGTGAAGAGGCGCTGGGTATGTTCCAGGGGATGATCGATGAAATGTACGAGACGTTTACGGGTTCGGTTGCGGAATATCGCGGCCTTGGCCAGCAGGCTGTAATCGAAACGCAAGCGGGTCTGTATTTTGGCCCTGGTGCCGTTTCAGCAGGGCTGGCGGATGAAATCTCAGACCCTCAGTCGGCGATCAATGCTATTGCGGCGAAGTACAAAGCGCCTCAGAAAGCCAGTTCTATCAAGCTGCAGGCGGCAGCGATGGACCTGCAAACCCAAATGTAACCCGACGCAAACGCGTCACTACCAGAAAGCAGCCTTTGGGCTGCTTTTTTTATGTCTAAAAAAGAGAGAAAAACAATGCCACAGATTGAAGAATTGCGTCGTCAGCGTGCGGGTATCAACGAACAGGTTCAGGCCCTGGCAACCATTGAAGCGAACGGCGATACGCTGACGGCAGAGCAGCTTACCGAATTTGCGAACCTGCAACAGCAGTTCACCGATATCAGCGCCAAAATGGAGCGCATGGAAGCGGCAGAACGTGCAGCCGCGGTCGTCGCGAAGCCGGTTAAAGCGACCCAGCATGGCCCGGCAGTTATCGTCAAATCAGAGCCAAAGCAATACACCGGTGCCGGGATGACCCGCATGGTGATGTCTATTGCAGCGGCGAAGGGCGATCTGCGTGATGCGGCTGCGTTTGCCGCTGAAGAATTGAATGACCAGTCCGTATCAATGGCCATCTCAACGGCAGCGGGTTCTGGTGGCGCACTTATCCCGGAGAACATGCAAAATGAGGTCATTGAGCTGCTGAGTGATCGCACCATTGTCCGTAAGCTGGGTGCCCGTTCTATCCCACTGCCTAACGGTAATCTGTCGTTGCCGCGCTCAGCTGGTGGTGCAACGGCCAGCTACACCGGTGAAGGGAAGGATGCGAAAGCGTCTGAATCAAAATTCAACGACGTAAAACTGGCTGCAAAAACCATGATCGCGCTGGTACCGATTGCGAACCAGCTGATTGGTCGTGCTGGTTTTAACGTGGAGCAGCTGGTCCTGCAGGACATTCTGACCGCTATCTCCGTGCGCGAAGATAAAGCGTTTATGCGTGATGACGGTACCGAAGATACGCCAATTGGTATGAAGGCGCGCGCGACGCAGTGGAATCGCCTGCTGCCGTGGGAAGCCGCAGCAGAGATCAACCTTACAACGGTTGATGAATACCTGGATAAGGTTATTTTGATGGCGATGGATGGCAACAGCCTCATGATTAAGTGCGGTTGGGGTATGTCTAACCGCACCTACATGAAGCTGTTTGGCCTGCGTGACGGCAACGGGAATAAAGTCTACCCGGAAATGGCGCTGGGCATGCTGAAAGGCTATCCGATCCAGCGTACCAGCGCGATCCCGGTTAACCTGGGCGAAAGTGGCAAAGAATCGGAAATTTACTTTGCCGACTTCAACGATGTTGTCATCGGCGAGGATGGCTCCATGAAGGTCGATTTCTCCAAAGAGGCAACTTACAAAGATGCCGAAGGTAATCTGGTATCCGCCTTTGCCCGTAACCAGTCTCTGATTCGCGTTGTTGTTGAACACGATATCGGTTTCCGTCACCCGGAAGGGTTGGTGCTGGGTACCGGCGTCCTGTTCTAACCTATCCATCCACAGTAAATAAGGCCCGCATATGCGGGCTTTTCTGTTTCAGAGGCAGGAGGTAATAAATGGCAGGTAAAACAACGAAATCCGCAGCAGGCAAAGATGAGACAACGACTGATGCATCCCTGAATGCTTCCGGCACGAGTGGGGCTGCTGCTGAAGTGGCCAGCCGTAATACCGGTGACGACACCGTTGGTGCCGACGGTGGTAGCGGTGCGGAAGGCGGGGAAAGTACATCGGGGAGCGATGCCGACGCGCCCGTGGATGGCCCGGAAAATACCGGCACCAGTAAAAGTAAAAGTGAGCCGCAGGCCCCAGCGGAGGTAAAAGTGCCAGAACGTAAAGCCGTTGTGTTCCTCGGTCCGTATAGCCGTTATTCGCGTGGTGATATCGCGTGTTTTGAAAGTGATCACGCGGACGAACTGGTTTCTCGCCGCATTGCGGTATGGCCGAAAGATGCCAAACGCGCGATGGCACCGAAACCGGGAGATAACGACTTTGATACTGACATTGGTTGAAGTGAAAACCCAGCTTCGCCTGGAGTTGGATTTCACGGAGCATGACGCCATGCTCATGCAGATGGTTAATGCCGCACAACGGAGCATCGAGCGTGATTATTACTGCAAGTTAGTCACCAGTGATGAAGAGCTGCAGGCGCTCCCGGAGACGGTACGCGGATTCATTGCTGATGAAGATATTAAGCTGGCCATCCAGTATCTGGTCAGTGATGCATATCTGAATGGCCATACCGGGCAATGGCTGGAAACTACTGCTGTGAAACATCTCCTTTTCCCTATTCAGGAGCATACCGTATGAGCCTGAAACCGGGAGAGATGAACTGTCGTATCGCGATCGGCTATATCCAGTCTGGGCGAGGGCCGCTGGGTGAACCGCTACCGGAAACGCTGGTCGAGGTGGGAAAAGCCTGGGCGAAAGCTGAACTGGTATCGGGGCGAAAGGTCCGAACGCAGGATCAGGAGCAGGTGGTGGAAACCCGGTTATTTACGGTTTATCCGGGGGTTCTGGTCGATTTGGACTGGAAAATCACGACGAAAGATCTGGTTTACACCGTCCGGAATATCGATCGCAAAACGGACCAGATTATCATTACGGGGGAGGCGGACGGGCGGCATGATAGAACTGGCGATTAAAACTGCGCTGGAGCGTATCACCGGCCTGAATGCTTACCCGCTGCTGTTGCCGGATAACGAGCAGGAAGGCGTTACGTTTCAACGAATTTCAGACCCGGAGATGTACGCGGGAACACTGCGAACCGGACTCATTTCAGCACGATTTCAGGTGACGATTTACCGGATTGACGACTACACCGACCTCCTGCAGATGGACAAAAAAATCTGGTCTGAATGGAAAAAAATCGTGCATGGCCAGCTGGAAAATATCCCGGTTCAGTTCATTGAACGCAGCGGCATCCGGCAGGACAAAATGACGTTGACGAACCGCCGCAGTCAGTACCGCCTGATCCGCGATTTCATCATTCACTACGCGGAGGATACGTCGTGATACGAATGGAAGTGAAAGGGCTGGATGAGCTGGAGCGGCAGCTGATAGCCCTGGGAGAAAAAGTCGGTACGAAGATTTTGCGTGATGCTGGCCGGGAGGCGCTGAAGGTTGTTGAAGAGGACATGCGGCAGCATGCGGGCTTTGACGAAACGTCGACCGGGCAGCACATGCGGGATTCAATCAAAATCCGCTCTTCTACCCGAAAGGCCAAAGGGAACGCGGTTGTAACGCTCCGTGTTGGCCCCAGCAAGCAACACTATATGAAGGCGCTGGCGCAGGAGTTCGGCACGGTTAAACAGGTTGCAGACCCCTTTATTCGACCTGCTCTGGATTACAACGTCCAGACAGTTTTACGCGTCCTGACCGTGGAAATTCTAAACGGCATTCAAAACAGGTAGCGACCGCTACCGATTCATATAAGAGAGAACAATCATGGCTGAGAATCAGACATCGCCTGAGTATGCAATGCTGCCGGCAGGCACCATTGTGAAATACGGGGACCCCGGCGCGGCAGCCGCAGCGCTGAAACCTTTGGTTAACTGTAAAGCAGTGGGGGCTATGGGGCAGACCGGCGGTTTTGTCGACTGCACCACACTTATCGACAAGCAAAAACAATCCATCAGCGATCTGCCGGATGGCCCGGAGAAATCATTGGGCTTTATCGACGATCCGAAAAACACCGACTTTGCCGCGCTGCTTAACGCTGCCGATGCGCGTAAAACCATCCAGCTTTACGTTGAGCTGCCGAACGGACGAACGTCGACGATGTTGCTGGCGCTGTCTGGCTGGCAGATGAACGAAATCGCGGCACCAGCGAGCGAGGTCATTCAGATCACCGTCCAGGGAAAACAGAACAAAATCACCTGGGGCACCGTTGCAGTTGGCGGCGAATAAGCAGCATTACTATCCGTAACAGACAGCCACCTCCGGGTGGCTTTTTATTTTTAAGGACGACCCGTGAAAGATAAAAATTATGACCTGTCCGCGCTTAAATCCGCGCTGCTTAAATCAGTCCCAACGGTAGTGAAAACCGAATTGTTCGGCGCAACGGTCTATATCCGTCGCCTGACGGGGGATGAACTGATTAGCTACGAAGAAACAATGGCTGAGGCCGCAAAAACTGGCGTACCGCGTGAGGCATCGGAGCATTTAATTCAGATTGTCATCGATGCGCTGGTTCAGCCGGATGGAACCGCTATTCCCGATGAATTTAAACCCACGGCAGCCGAGTTGCTGAAGGCCCACGAAAACCCCGAACTGCTGGAAGCGGTGGACAAAGTGAAACGTCACTCCATCGGGACGCTGGAGGAAGCGGAAAAAAACTAAATGACTCGCCCTGGCTGGAGCTGATTTTCTGGCTGGCCGACCGCTGGGGCGAGCCTGACCCATCCAAAATCGCGGCACTTCCGGCAAACACCCTGTACCACTGGCGCGCCTTCTTCCTGAAACAAGGTATTTTCCGCCGTCCTGGCGATGAAAATGCGCCTCCTCCCAAAACCACACCTGCGCCATCCCGGACGACGATTAATGATGAATGCGCGGCAGTCATGAGGGCATTAATGTAATGGCAGACGTCGCATCTTTAGCGGTCGGGCTGCACCTTAACGCAGCCAGTTTTAAATCCCAGCTTCTGGGCGCGTATGGCGATGCGGAGAACCAGTCAAAACGGTTTAACCGCAATGCCCAGGCGGACGCGAAAAAGACGGAGGACGCCTATAAGAAGGTTGGCCTGTCGATATCCGGGATGGCCAGCAGGCTGGCGGGGCTGGCTGGGGCTGGCCTCTCTGTCAGCACGATCATCACAACGTCCAGGCAATACGGACAGGCATTATCAGACCTGCAGGCGATCACCGGTGCGACCGCCGGTGAAATGAAAGCGCTGGACCTGGCCGCGCAGGATATGGGGCGCACGACAGAGTACAGCGCCAGTCAGGCCGCTGAGGCGCTCAAGCTGATGGCATCGGCTAAACCGGAGTTGCTAAAAACGTCCGATGGCTTACAGCAGGCGACTAACAGCGCCCTGACCCTGGCGCAGGCCGCCGGAACGACGCTCCCGGATGCGACAAAAACGCTGGCGTTGTCGTTAAACCAGTATGGTGCGAGTGCGCAGGAGGCGGATCGTTATATCAACGTTCTGGCCGCTGGCGCGAAGTATGGCTCATCCGAAATCACGGATACGGCAGCGGCGATTAAAAACGGCGGTGTTGCCGCTGCGCAGACTGGCGTCGGTTTTGAGCAACTGAATGCGGCCATTCAGGTTCTGGCTGAGCGTGAAGTGAAGGGCGGAGAAGCGGGAACGGCGCTGCGTAACGTCATCCTGAATCTGGAAAAGGGAACAGATAAAACCCTCAAACCTTCGGTTGTTGGCCTGAGCCAGGCGCTCAATACGCTGGCAGGCAAGAACCTTTCAACGGCCCAGGCGGTGAAGCTGTTTGGCGTGGAAAACCTGAGCGCGGCTTCCATTCTCGTCCAGAATCGCTCAAAGGTTGATGAACTGACCGCCTCGTTAACCGGCACAAAAACGGCGCATGAGCAGGCGTCAATCAGGGTCAACAACCTGAACGGCGACCTGCTTGGGCTGAGCAGTGCGTTTGAAGGGATGGTGATTAAGATTGGCCAGAGCAGTAACGGTCCCCTTCGCAGCGGGATTCAGACCGCGACTGATGCGCTGAACGGCCTGGCGGATAACTTTAACACCGTCACCAGTATTGCGCTTTACAGCCTGATCCCGGTTCTGTCCACGAAGCTAACCGCAGGGCTTCGGGAAAATATCAGTGCCTGGCGGGAAAGCCAGGCGGCGGTAAAAGCGAGAGCGCTTGCCGATGCGGATATCGCCCGTAAAACACTGGATTCGACAGCCGCCATCCTGAAACAAAACGATGCCGAGTTTGGTCACTACCGGCAGATGGAGCGGACGGCTAAACAGTACGGGATGAATATCAGTTACCAGGACGAGTTTACCCGGCTTATCCGACAGGAAACTGAACAAACGAATCTGGCCAGCCAGGCGAAGTCTAAGCTGGCGGCAGCTAACCGGCAGGTGTCGATATCTGCCCGTGCGGCATCCGTTGCTGTAGGTCTGGCAAAAGGCGCGTTTAATTTAATTGGTGGCCCGTTCGGTGCCGCGATGCTGGCCGGTTCGGCCATTCTTTACTTTCATGAGAAAGCAAAAGAGGCGCGACAATCGGCCATTAATTTAAAAGACGCCGTAGTCGAAACCAGTGAAGCGCTGATGCGCCTCTCTCTTAATCAGTTAAATGTGAAGCAGTTCGACCTGAATGATCAGTATGAAAATCAGGTTGTTCAGCGGAACCAGTTGATAAAAGAGATTCAGGATGCCGACAGCCGCATCGATGGCCTCAAAAGCTTTGACCCCTTTGGCCAACTGGATGGGGTGACAAAAGACCAGACGCGAGCGCGGGCTGACCTCGATAGCGTTAATGAAGGATTGCGCAAGACAGAGGAAAATATCAAGCGCGTCAGTGACGCAAAAACACTGGCTCAGCTTGGACTATCCGGGAAAATAACGTCGCTGACTGACGATCTGAAAGGCGCGCTGAATAAGCCCGCCCAAGAGACCGGCGACGGAAATCCCTGGACCGGTGAGGGTGGTACCGGGAAAGGGAAGGGTGATAAAGCCAAACTTGACCAGTTCAAAACGCTGCGGCAACAAATTGAAGAAGCCCATGCCTCCAGCCTGGCCAGGATTAACCTGCAGGAGCAGGACAGCAACAGGGAGTTGAGGGAAGCGGCGCAGAAAAACGGAGCCAGTGATGCTGATCTGCAGCGCGCGCTCTTAATGAATGCGGAGAACTACCAGAAGCAGCGACTGGATCTGGCCGCGCAGTATTCACCCGCACAGGAAAGCTTACGTAAAGAGCAGGAGGTCAGCCGGGACCTTTCCGGGCTTTTCAAAGCCCGTCTGCTTACGGAAAAAGAGTACCAGACTGCCCGGATAACGCTGGCCAGAGAAACTGCGAAAGAGCTTTTGCAGGCGAAGGCCGATGAAATCGCCGCTCCTGAACTGGATATCGCCGGTGATGTTGATCCCCTGGTCGCGTTGAGCAATCAGTTAGCTCAACGGCAGGCATTACTGCAGGCGTACTACCAGGGCAGCGCGATCAGCAAAGACCAGTACGAAATGCTGATGCAGAAAGCGTCAAAAGAATCCGCTGATGCACAGTATCAGACCTCGCTGGAGCTGTATCGCTCGCAGGGTGAATTTCAGAGCCTGGCCGTTGGGTTATTTGAGACGACGTATGAGCGTTCAACCAACTTTTTAACGAGTACGCTGACACGAACTCAAAGCTTCAAGGAAAACATGGTTGGCCTGTTCTCCTCTCTGACACAGGCTGTCATTAAAAACCTGGTGGATATGGCCGCTCAGGCACTGGTTACCAGTTCCATCATGCAAACCATCATGGGCGTGGTAGGCATCGGGACCAGTATCGCAGGTGGGGCAGCTGACGCTGGCTCAGGAACGGCGATTCAGAATGCAGGCAGCAACTTCCAGTTTAACGCCAAAGGTGGCGTCTACGATTCCCCTTCATTAAGCGCTTACAGCAATCAGGTCCACGATACCCCGCAGTTCTTCGCCTTTGCTAAAGGCGCGGGCGTATTTGCCGAGGCGGGGCCAGAGGCCATTATGCCGCTGACGCGCGCCGGTGATGGCTCGCTGGGGGTGCGTGCGGTCGGCGGTGGACAGAATGCCAGCGCCACCGAAGGGCCAAAGGTCTGGATCTCTATCTCCGGTGATAAAACATCCACTGATAGCTCATCAGGTTTTGAGGAATTTGGTCAGCAAATTGGGTCATTCGTCGAGAAGAAATACCGCGAGCTGCAGGCGAAAGACATGCGTCCGGGTGGCGCTATCTGGAACGCCGTAAAAGGACAACGTTAATGACCATTGAGATATTTACCTGGAGTCCCCGAGTCAACCCTACGCAAACCGTCGATTTCCGTGTCAGAGAGGCGAAATTTGGTGACGGTTATACGCAGGTATCAGGGGATGGATTAAATACCCGGTCACAGGAATGGGAACTGAATTTTGTCGGTACCGAGGATTATATCCGCCCGATAAAGCAGTTCCTGGACCGGCACAAAGGTACAAAGTCATTTCAGTGGACCCCGCCTCTTGAAGATGTGGGGCTTTTCCGCTGCAAGCAATATAAACCAGTACCGATGGGTGGGGGGAACTACTCCCTGTCGGCAACCTTTATTCAGGGATTTAAACCATGAGCCTTAATGCAAATTACCAGAAGCTTGAGCCAGGCGATTCAATTCAGTTTCTGGAAATTGATGGCCGCGCGTTCAACATGGATGAGGTCTTGTATTTCCACGGCTATAACGTTCCGCACTCAGCCGAGGAAATTATCGCCGCCGGTGGCGATGAATCAGAATTGCCTGCCAAAAGTATCTGGTGGCAGGGTACCGAATATAAAGCCTGGCCATGCGAACTGGACGGTGTTGAATCCTCCACTACAGGCAGCGATGCACAACCGACGCTGCGGGTAGGTAACATCGATGGTTCTATATCCGCGCTGTGTTTGCATTATGACGATATGGCAATGGCGCGGGTCATCATCCATGAGACGCAGAAGCAGTACCTGGATGCGCGCAACTTCCCTGAAGGTAACGCCAACGCAGACCCGACGCAGGAAAAGCGCCAGCTATTTTTTATTGACGCCAAAAGCCTCGAAACCGATACGACGGTAGAATTTACCCTTTCAAGTCCGATGGATCTTCAGGGAATGATGATACCTACCCGGCAATATCATTCGGTTTGCACCTGGTGTATCCGCAACAAATACCGTAGCGGCGATGGCTGCGATTATGCCGGTACAAAGTATTTCGATAAGAACAACAAACCGGTCGATGACCCGTCACGGGATGTCTGCAACGGGACGCTCACGGCGTGCAAATTGCGCTTTGGTGAAAACAACGAACTACCGTTCGGAGGCTTCCCCGGTACCAGCCTTATCAGGAGCTGATATGCGACAGAAAACGATTAAGGCGATGCAGGCCCATGCCGCCGCTGACTACCCGCGCGAGGCCTGTGGAGTGATCGCGCAGAGGGGCCGTGTTGAGCGCTATTTCCCGTGCCGGAATCTGGCCAGTGAGTCGAATGATAATTTCGTTCTGGCCCCGGAGGATTACGCAGAGGTTGAGGACTGGGGAACGATCATCGGTATTGTTCACAGTCATCCAGATGCGACCACGCAACCCAGCGAACTGGATAGGGCGCAGTGCGATGCCACGCAGGTGCCGTGGCATATTATTAGCTGGCCAGAGGGTGACCTTCGCACTATTCTCCCGCGTGGCGAGCAACCCCTCCTTGAACGACCGTTTGTGCTCGGCCATTACGATTGCTGGGGGCTGGTGATGAGCTATTTCCGGCAGACCCACGGCATCGAGTTGCACGATTACCGCGTTGATTATCCCTGGTGGGAGAATGACTATCCCGAAAATTTTTACCATGATTGCTGGTATGAATGCGGATTCCGTGAATTTGATGGCCCGCCGCAGCCAGGTGACATGGTGATCATGCAGGTACAGGCCGATAAATGGAACCACGCCGGGATTTTACTGGAAGGAAATATGTTGCTGCATCACCTGTATGGCCATCTCAGCCAGCGGGTGCCGTATGGTGGATATTATCTCGACAGGACGATGAAAATCGTCCGATACCATTCTCTGTGTTAGTCTTTTGCTGAATTTTAACTAAAAGCAAAAGGGACGCTGATATGAAAAAAATTGTACTAGCTTTAGTGATTTTTGGAATGACTGGATGTGCAACGAAACCAGTAACAAATGAGCAGGCTAAAAATATACCTTCTAAACAAATTTTAAACTCATCGCTTCTTTCTAAAAAAGAAGGTACGGGTGAAGTGATCATAAAGCGAGATTCAGGTTTTATGGGAAGCGCTTGTATGACACGAGTTTATATTGATGGTAAAGAAATTGCTGATTTGGATACGGCGGAAAAAGTGGTGGTTTATCCGGTAACTGGTGAGCATATCTTTAGTGCCTGGCCGAAAGGGGTATGTGGTGGGGGGATGAGTGAGCAGTCAGGAAAAGTTACCGAAGATAAAACGTTAATGTATCGTATTGGATATGGGACCAATGGTGATTTTGGAATATACCCCACAGCATTTTGATTTACCTTTGTTAACGAAGGCCGCCAGATGGCGGCTTTTTTTGGGGGGGGGATAATGCAAGAAGTAATGACGCGAATTGAATTAAGCGGCTCACTAGGTAAAAGATTTGGGAAAACTCATCATCGGTTAATCTCTACTGTTCATGAAGCAGGTATGGCATTGGCAAAAACAATACCAGGATTCGAAAGTTTCATGATATCCAGTAAGGGGCGAGGATTAACATATGCAGTATTTAAAGATGAGAAAAACATCGGAATTGATAATTTAGGTTTTCCCGTTTCCGGTGAGGTAATTCGTATCGTACCAGTGATTATCGGGAGTAAAAAATCAGGCATTTTCCAAACAATTTTAGGGGCGGTATTAGTCGTTGTTGGTGCAGTTGTTAACTGGTGGACTGGTGGTACAGTAGGGACTCCTATCATGCAGTTCGGTGCGGCAATGGCGCTAGGCGGCGTTGTCCAGATGCTATCCCCGCAGCCAGCAGGCCTGGCCCGTAAAGAATCTCCGGATAACAAAGCCAGTTATGCCTTTGGTGGCGTGACCAATACTGCTTCACAGGGCTATCCGGTTGGCCTTCTCTATGGTAAACGGCGAATTGGCGGAGCAATTATTTCCGCCGGTATTTATGTCGAAGACCAGCAATAAATAATCAGTCAGTAATCTCTTCTAATTCAGGCCACCTTGCGGTGGCTTTTTTTATGGACGCGATATGGCAAATAACATAATTAAAGGGCGCAAGGGTGGCGGCTCCAGTCAGCGTACACCGACGGAACAGCCAGACGATTTACAGTCTGTAGCAAAAGCCAAAATTCTTATCGCATTAGGTGAGGGGGAATTTGCGGGAGGGTTAACGGGTAAAGACATTTATCTTGACGGCACTCCACTTGAAAATGCGGATGGTTCTGAAAACTTCCCAGGGGTTGTGTGGGAGTTTCGCCCAGGCACGCAGGCCCAGACATATATTCAGGGTATTCCCGGAACAGAAAATGAAATAAGCGTCGGAACGGAAGTTTCCAGTGTTACAGCCTGGACTCATACGTTTACTAATACCCAGCTTTCTGCCGTTCGTGTTCGCCTGAAATGGCCGTCTCTGATGAAGCAGGAAGACGATGGCGATGTAGTGGGGAATACCGTCAAATATGCGCTGGATCTGCAGACGGATGGCGGTGCCTGGCAGACCGTACTGCAAACAGCGGTCACAGGCAAAACCACCTCCGGCTATGAGCGAAGCCACCGTATCGACCTGCCGCTGGCGGGCAGCACCTGGACCCTGCGCCTGCGGAAAATTACGCCTGACGCCAATAGCGTCAAAATTGGCGATGTGATGACGCTGCAGAGCTATACCGAAGTGATTGATGCGAAGCTGCGTTATCCTCATACAGCCCTGCTTTATGTCGAGTTCGATTCCAGGCTGTTTAATGGTTCGATCCCTCAGATTTCCTGCGAGCCGCGCGGGCGTGTCGTCCGCGTACCGGATAACTACAACCCCGATACGCGTGAATACACCGGCACGTGGACCGGCGGGTTTAAATGGGCGTGGACGGATAACCCGGCCTGGATTTATTACGATATTGTTGTCGAGGAACGCTTTGGTCTAGGTAACAGGCTGACCAGCGCTAATATCTCAAAATGGACGCTATACCAGATTGCACAGTACTGCGACCAGTTGGTTCCGGATGGAAGAGGGGGCGACGGTACGGAGCCTCGTTATCTCTGTAACGTTTATGTCCAGGAACGCAATGACGCCTATACCGTGCTGCGCGATTTCGCGGCTATTTTCCGGGGGATGACCTGCTGGAGTGGCGAGCAGATTGTTGTGCAGGCTGATATGCCGCGCGATGTTGATTTCAACTATACGCGCGCGAATATTATCGGTAGTCCTCGTTATTCAAGCAGTACCAGTAAGGCCCGGTACACTAATGCTCTGGTTTCGTGGTCTGACCCGGATAATGCGTATGCTGATGCGATGGAGCCGTCCTTTATCCCGGAACTGGTTTCCCGCTACAGCTTTAACCAGCTGGAAGTGACAGCCGTCGGGTGTACGCGGCAGAGTGAAGCCCATCGCAAAGGGTTATGGGGCATTCTGACCAATAACAAAGATCGCATGGTCGAAATTGATGTCGGTCTGGACGGCAAAATCCCGCAGCCGGGTTACATCATCGCGCTGGGCGACGAACGTCTGGCCGGGCGAGTTAATGGCGGTCGTATCAGCGCGGTGAATGGTCGGGTCATCACGCTTGACCGGGATATCGATGCAAAAGAAGGTGATCGCCTGCATCTGAATCTGCCATCGGGGATTTCCCAGGCCCGGACCATTCAGTCGGTGAATGGTAACCGGCAGGTGACGGTCACCACGGCATACAGCAAGACACCAGAGGCGGAATGTGTCTGGATCGTCGAATATACCGATTTGGTGGCGCAGCAGTATCGAGTCATTGGCGTAAAAGACAATAATAACGCCACGTTTACCATCACCGGCGTGGCCCACGACCCGGATAAATTCCCGCGAATTGATACCGGTGCGATCATCGACCAGCGCCCGATTAGCGTTATTCCGCCAGGCAACCAGGCTCCGCCTGATGGCATCCTCCTGACGTCCTTCTCCGTGGTGAATCAGGGTATCAGCGTCGAAACCCTGCAGGCCAGTTGGGATGCAGTGAAAAACTCTATCGCCTATGAGGCGCAGTGGCGTCGCAATGACGGTAACTGGATTAATGTGCCGCGCAGCTCGACCACCTCGTTTGAAGTCAGCGGCATTTATGCCGGTCGTTATCTGGCCCGTGTCCGCGCAATCAACGCAGCAGAGGTATCGAGCGGCTGGGCCTACTCGGAAGAGAAAACTCTGACCGGGAAAGTCGGCGAGCCGCTGCCGCCGTTGGCACTGACGACCGCTTCATTGACCGCCGGTATCGAGATCCGCTGGGAGTTCCCTGAAGGCGCAGAGGATACCCAACGAACCGAACTGCAGTACAGCCCGGACCAGAGCGGAAATGGTGCGATGCCATTGACCGATTTAGCTTACCCTGGCAAAAAGTATCAGCAAATGGGCCTGCAGATCGCCACGCAGTTCTGGTACCGCGCACGGCTGGTAGACCGTCTGGGTAATGCCTCTCCGTGGACCGGCTGGGTGCAGGGAATGTCCAGCGATAACGTTGATGATTATTACCAGCAACTCGACGATGCGCTTAAAGGCTCAGATACCTATGAGGAACTGAATAAAGGTATCCAGGACAACAGCGCCGCCGCTGATGCTGCACAGGAAGCTGCAGACGCCGCCCAGGGAACCGCTGACCAGGCGGCGAAAGACGTTGCCGCCCAGGGTGCTATTGTCACGCAACAGGGCAAAGACCTGGCCACCAACATCTCCAAGACGAACGACACAACCAACAAGCTGGCGCAGGAAGTGAAGGATCGCGCTGCTGGCGATACCGCCACGGCGCAGAAAGCGGCCAGCGATACCGCTGCAGCGGTGGCGAAAGCAGAAACCGACGATGCCGCTCTGGCGAAGCAGGCCGCCGATAATCTGCTGAGTGCTAAACGCGAAGTCGAAGCGGCGATTGAGACGACGAACGTCACCATGCAGGACGGCTTTGACAGCCTGGCGCAGCAGGTCGCGTCGATTTCAGCCGGTACCGGCGAGCAGTTCGACAGCCTCAAAATCTGGTATTTCGACAAGGACAACGAGGGCTGGAGTTCTGACGACGGCGGGGTAAAACCACTCCCGACAACCGACGATGGGTGGATTCTTCCTGCTGAGTCTATTTCGACCATGCGCAGCCCGTCCGGCACTGGCACGCTGATTGACGGCAGCGCTTATAAGTACATCCGCCTGCGGATCAAGAAAGTCGGCAACCCGGCATGGGGCGGTCGGCTGTACTGGATTGGCGCTGACGAGACCGGCTGGACTGAGGGACGCCGCCTGGTACTACCTGCACCGGATTTTGACCCGTCCACCAGCATCAGCACTATTGCGATTACTGATATTCCGTGGCAGGCATCCGGCACCATTCGTCGCCTGCGCCTCGACTTCTCGCAAGGCGGAGTCGCTGACGCAGATAACTATTATGCGGTTGACTGGCTGGCCGTTGGCCGTCCGACCCCTGGCGCGTCGCAGGCGCAAATTCAGGATCTGAAAACGGCGATGACCGCCGCTGATTCAGCTGAAGCGCTGGAGCGCAACCAACTGGCAGTGCAGCTGCGCGGCAATGAGGAAGGAACCGACCCGGATAAACTGGTTTCAGGCCTTATTTTCGAAGAGCGGAAGGTCCGCGTGACGGCTGAGAAGGCCATCGGCTCCCGTGTGGATACGTTGCGTGTTGATTACGATAAGTCCACGGCATCGGCCAGCCAGCGCATGGATACGCTGGCAAGCGACCTGCAGTCGACAGCCTCAAAAACGGATCAGGTAGCAGCGGACCTTGTTTCAGCGAACGGAGTGATTGCCGGCCATACACTGGCCATCCAGAAAATCGAGGGTGATGTTCAGACCATCGATGGCAAAGTTCAGGCCAACGCCAGCCAGATTGCCGGGGTGGAATCGAAGGTCGATAACATCCGAATCGGCGGCGTAAACCTGATACCCAACTCCGGGGAACTGACCGGCAAAACGCCATCAGCAACCGAACGTTACCGGGGGAACGCGGTCCGCATTCTGACGCGAGCCGCCGGAGCGAACGACTTCGCCGTCCTCGACTACACGCTGGCCGCGCCGGTTGATGGTACCGAGTATGTTCTTTCGTTCTATGCGAAAGCGAAAACAGACAAGACGCCGGTCCGTTGTTTCCTGAATACGCCGGATGCCACTCTTCATGCTGAAACCAGCCAGGGCGTTATTGTGGAGCGTCCAGCCGGGTACAACGGTGATGTGACCGTGACGCTTTCCACGTCCTGGAGCCGCTATTGGGTTAAATACAAACGCAAGCCGGGCTTGTCCGGGTCGGCGTATCTCGTTGTTGCCCGACTCGACGGCGCAGCTGCAGCGCGCGAAGCGTGGATCAGTTCTCCGATGTTTGAATCCGGTAACGTTGTGAGCGACTGGAGCCAGGCACCGGCAGACAGCGCCAGCTCGGATGCCGTCCAGCAACTGACGACCCGCGTCACGACCGCCGAGAATACGCTGACCACCACGGCGCAGCAGACGACGGCGCTTAAGTCGCAGATTACGACCGGCAACCTTCTGCTGAATGGCGACCTGATTAATAAAGCTGATAACTGGCAGCTTTCCGGCACCGGCGCGGGTGCTCCGGTCTATGATGCGGTGATGAAAGGTCTCACCACGACCGAGCCGGCGATGCGGATCGCCAACGGGACAAAAATTCCGGTAGAGGCCGGGCAGGTACTGACGCTCACCTTTGGATTCAAAACTGACGATGCGGCGATCGGTATCGGGACCCAGAATTTCACGATGGGCCTGATTGAAAATTGGGGGAACCCGACCACCTGGCTTGCCCTCGACAACAACTGGTTTGCAGGTATCACCACCGGCTACCAGACCCGAACGTTGACGTTCACGATCCCGAATGACTTCAAAGGGAAATGGTGTTACCTGCGCATGGCATGTGGAGGATGGACACCGTCGACCGCTCGCGTTTACCTGCAGGGATTTATGTTGACCGCATCAAACGGAATCGCCGGTAAAGCAGAAGCATCGGCGGTGCAGGATCTGCAGTCACAGGTTACAAAGAACGGTACCGATATTGCCACCAACGCCAACGCGATCACCAGCCTGGGTGGCCGTATTGATGCCACTAACGCCGAGGTCGCCAAAAAAGCTACGACCGCAGCCCTCGACAGCTTAAAGGCTACCGTTACACAGCAGGGTAAGGACATTACCGCTCAGGCGGAGCGGACAACGTCGTTATCCAACACCGTTAACCAGAATAAGCTAAATACCGATTCTGCTATTGCGGCAAACGGCCAGGCGATTTCTGGTTTATCGCAAACAGTTTCACAGCAGGGCGACCGCATCACCAGCCAGGGCCAGCAGATCACGCAGGTCAGCAATAAAATCGATACGGTGAATACCGACCTCGGCAAGCGGATTGACCAGAAGGCCGATAACGCGACAGTACAGAACCTCAGCGCCACGGTGACCCAGCAGGGCAAGGATATTACGGCAGCGAACCAGGCAATCACCAGCCTGAAGGGGCGTGTTTCAACGGTTGAGGAAGGGCTGGCCAAAGCGGCCACCGCCGATGCTGTTAGCAAGCTGGATACGCGGGTTACCAGCACTGAGGGAAAACTGGAATCGCAGGGGACAGCGATTACCGGGATTAACGTTGCGCTGAACGCGCAGACTGCCACCGGTGGTGATTACATCCTGAACCCGACATTTGACCCTGCATACAGCTCGATGGGGTTTACTGTGGTCGATACCGTGGATAATGCCACCGATGATGGCGTCCCGTATGACCCGGATGTTCCGGCGGGTGCTCCACGCCGCTACGTTGCAAAACTGGCAGGACGTGATCACCAGTTGAATACAAAGCCGTGGCCAGTAAAAGGCGGGCAGACGTTTGAAATATCGGTCTGGATAGCGGCTAAGGCAGGCGCAACGGCGAACTTTAACGTCTATATTGGCCGGGCTACCAGCCCTAACAATGGGGCAGTGGCAGACACCTCGCGCGGGAATATCTCGCCATCTCAGACCTGGCAGGAACTTAGATTCCGGTTCACCGTTGCGAAAGGGTCCACGATGGAGCAGTACGGATATATGCGCCCCTTCCTGCAGATTAATCAGACCTCGCCGTTCGGCTCTGTCTGGTATGCGACTGATTTCCATGTCCGGGAGATTACCGCCGCGCAGGGTGCACAGACTGCTGCCGACGCAGCCGCCGGTGCCGTCACCCAACTGGACGCCAAAGTGACTCAGCAGGGGAATACCATCACCAGCCAGGGCCAGGCCATTACGGCCATCACTGGTCGCGTGTCGAACCTTGAATCAGGGCAGAGTGCGAACAGCAGCGCAATCCAGGACCTGACGCAACGAACAACGATTGCGGAAGGGAAAATTGAAACAAACAGCCAGGCGATCACCTCCGTCACCGGTGCGGTGAATGCAATGCTCAATCGCGGTGAGAACCTGGTCAACGATTTTAATTTTATGAGCGGTTCGGCGCTGTGGGGCGTCCAGGGGAATACACGTAACAAGGTGGAGTTTGGCGACTTTGGCGACGGCAAACCCGGCGTCCAGATGACGCAGCTCGACAGCACGTTGTATACCGGTCTCTTTGCTAACAAGAAAACACCGCTGCCGCACAATACCCCACGCCGCTACCAGGTCATCGTTAAAGCTAAGGGGATCTCCGGCGCGATGAATTTTATGGTTCGCCGGTTTAACTACCAGGGAAATGTGGCCGGGACCTATGACAATCGCCAGTTCACCGCCACGGATATCTGGGCGACGTACTCCGCTGAGTTCAGTGCGCCATCGTCGGCGGCGGTCGATGGTTCTGTTTTTGCACTCTACTGCTACCCGAACGCGGCGGTCCTTCAGATTGATTACATCGCTATCTATGACATCACTGATGCCGTGGCCATCGACGCGAATACGTCTGCGGTCATGCAGCTGCAGCAGACGGTCACGCAGCAGGGGAAAGATATTGCTGCGAATGCCAGCGCCACCACCGCCGTTTCAGCAAGCCTGAAGGCGGCAATGGCTGATGTGGATAACAAAATCCAGGGCAACCTTGTATTAAACGCCGGGTTTGAGCGCGACTTCGACAACTGGACCGCACCAGCATCCGCGACGATTATGCAGGCCCAGAATCCTCATAGCGGTAGCAAGATCGTTAAGTACGGCTCAGCCGCTTCAACGACCCTGTTATTGAGTAATACCGCCATTGCTGTCGTTAAGGGGCGAACGTACAAGTTTGGTGCATTCCTGCGCTCGAAAACAGGCTCGTCCATGCCGTCTGGTTCGGAGGCAAATAACAAGGTCCGCTTTGCCTACGCCGATAGCTCTGGGATTTTCGAGGCGCGATTTAACCCGGCCACAATGCCGATCGTCTGGACGGAGTACAGCAACACGTATACGGCCACCAAAGACGGCGCAATGACGATCAGCGTCAACGCGTTTTTGAACGCGGGCGAAATTTACATCGACGATGTGTACGTTATCGACATCACTGACCGGGTCGATCTCGATGCCACCGCCGGAGCCGTATCACACCTGCAGTCGACCGTCACGCAGCAGGGCAAAGATATTGCCTCTAATGCCAGCGCGATCACGTCGGTCAACGCCTCGATCGGTACGCTGCAGAGCCAGGGGTTAAACCCCTGGTGCGATGGTTCCTTTGAATCGTACACCGCAAACCAGCAGTTAGGCAGCGGCTCGCTGGCGCGAGTGTCGACCGATGTTTTCCGTAATGGACAGAAGTCTCTCAAAATCACGCGTAACAACGGTGAGACCGGCAACAGCGATAAGATGATCGGCAACTGGCTTGCTGTTCGCGGAGGCGGTAAGTATCGGTTTTCGCTCTGGGCCTATATGGCCAGTGATATGTCAACGCCGAACGGGTGGAACGTATCAGTAGGCCTCTACGCTCGAGGAGAGAATGGTGGTGCTAATCAGTGGACAGAAGCCGTCCGTATCTCGGAGACAAACATCTCGCGCGGTAAATGGGTTCTCCTGACCGGTGTGGCGACCGTTGGTACCGACCGCAGCATTGCGCAGCTGTGGGTATCCACCAAAGGGCCGAGCGGTGGAACCGGATATTCGTTGTATCTGGATGACATCAGCATTGTCGATGTGACTGATGCTCAGGAGGCGCAGGATACCGCCACCGGCACGGCTAACGCTGTTACCCAACTCACCGCCACGGTTACCCAGCAAGGGAAGGATATCACCGCCCAGGCAGGGCAAATAACCAGCCTCGGTTCGCGTGTGGGCGATGCAGAGTCGCGGATCACTAATCAGGATGAAACCATTGCGGCTAATGGCCTGGCGATGGCAAATGGCTTCAGCCAGATGCGTAGCATGATTGGCGACAACAGCGCCGCGATCACCACGACGAACAAAACTGTTGCCGATCTGGAAAAATCAACCACGGAGCAGGTCACAACCCTGACCTCTCAGGTCGGGGATATGTCTGCGACCGTTCAGCAGACGGCATCCACCGTGGCAGATTTAAACGGGAAATTGGGCGCTCAGTGGGGCGTGAAGGTGAATACGTCTAACGGTGGTAAGAACTATGTTGCGGGTATCCAGTTGGGTATCAACGGCAGTGGGCAATCACAGTTCCTGGTACAGGCAGACCAGTTCGGCGTTTATGTACCTAACGGAGACACAAACAATCTGGTCTTCGGTACTGACGGGAACGGCGCTTATATGCAGCAGGCGATGGCGCGCAACCTGGTTATTGATTTTGCCCAGATCACTAACAACATCCAGTCTACAAACTATGTAGACGGTTCTCAGGGTTGGGCTATCAACAAGAGCGGTGGTGCGCAGTTCAACAATGCGATATTCCGTGGCCATATCGAGGCGAGCAGCGGAACGTTCAAAGGAACCCTGGAAGCGCAAAACTTTATTGGTGATATCGCTGTTGCTCGTCGTTACGACGACATGACATTTCGCCGTAACAACACAGTGACAAGAAATGGGGCATATCAGAATCGAGGATACGGGATGACGATTGTCCTGTCCTGTACGCTGATTTATCAGCTTCTCGGCGCTGGCAATGCGTCGCAAAGTTACTATGTCGACATCACGTTTAATATCGGCGGCCAGGAAGTAACCCGCCGTTTCTTCGCTAACGGCAACATGTCCACTCCAGGCAATTATGCACAAGAGTTCCGTTTTGCGGCGAACCTTGCGGCTGATTATAACAATGTCAGCTTCTTCGTCAGAGCTTCGGGGCGTGATACAGGCTGGGATTATCAGTGCTCGATAGAGAACATTACCGCGACCGCATTCCGTACCAATAGCAACAGTTTTAGTTAAAGGAGACGGGCCAGAAATGGCCCGAAATCAAATGGCGAACATTAGCGATCAACTGGCTGCGGATATTCATAACGCGTTCAGCAAATGCTTTACGGACCTGGCGAATCAGGATCAGATCTTTTTCGGTGTCGGGGATGTCACCATCACCCGGCAGGATGGAACGAAAGCGACTATCCGTTCATGGGGGAAAGTCACCGGCGCTGTGGATACAGCGGCTCAGCGCGGCACGACGAACACCTTCACCCAGATAAACACCTTTAGCGCCGGTATCAACATGAGCGGTGATAACGCCATGATTGTGCTGGGCAAGAATAACGACCTCGCGCTCATGAAGAAGACCGGCCAGTCCGGGACAATCGCCGTGGGGCTGTCTACAGCGTTCAGGGTACAGCGCAGTAACAAAGCCACCTTATCCCCTGCCGACTCGTTTACCGACCTGCTGAGCATCGGTACGGACGGTAGAGCGACGTTTTACGGACCGATGACCGTGAACGGCAATATTGATATGGCGAACTATAAAATCACGCTGACCGGTCTGGAGCTGACCAGTGCGACGCCGTATGTTGATTTTCACTTCGGGAACAGCACGGCGGATTACACCGCACGTATTATCGCCACGGCAGTAGACCAGCTGACTATCGCCGGCTCACACCTGAGAATCGAGCGTGACTTCAGATCGCAGGGTACTGCGATGAGCGTTGGGGATATGCTTACCGACAAAGGAGGCTATAAGGGGGATGTCGGGATCATTCAGTCAGGCTCCGCCCTACGCTGCCGCATGAACGGACGCGGCGCACACAGTGATGCCTCTGGCGCGTGGGCTGGTTTTTATATGGAGGAGGAGGTCGGTACCGAGCACCGCATGGTATTCATGATGGATGGATTCGGTAAGAACGTGACAATGATATTCAGGCCAGACCGCTCGCTTGAAATGGACACCATCCGCCTAAATAACGGGCGAACCAAATGCTGGACTGGTATTGAAGCGAACTACCTTGAGATCTATGTTGACGGGTCGGCGCGTGGTGTGAACTTCTTTAACTCCGATATTCGGCTGAAGGAAGATATAAGTGATGCGGTTCCTGGAGCGGCTGCCAACGTGATAAAGCAGCTGCGGCCGGTTTCTTACAAGTTCAAAAATACGGAATACTCAGTCGGCAAGACATACAGTTTTGGGATTCTGGCACAGGAGGCGGAGAAGGTTATACCGGACCTGATTCAGACGATGAGTGATGACACGAAGTCTATCGATCCACTGGCGGCGATTGGTCTACTGCTGGCACATAACAAGGAGCTGGAAGCACGAGTGTCAGCACTGGAAGAGAAATTACATAACTAA